CGCTGCTAGAGAAGGTAGGTTATCGGGGTGTGGCCAAGCCTGGTAAGGCGCCTGCTTTGGGTGCAGGAGAGCGGAGGTTCGAATCCTCTCGCCCCGACCATTCTCTTCCCACATCAGATACTATTCCTGGTGGTACGTTTGCCAAACGCGATATCATGAATGATTGGCGCTGGCGGGTAGGTCACGAGGAGAAGGCTAGTGTAGTTCAGGCTATGCGCGAGAAGGCCTCTCGTGTCCAACCATTATATAACAAAGGTGGCTATCAGGTCGCATCAGTCAATGACGATCCAGCTACCCTTGGTTCACGTTCTCGGAGGCTTTAAAATGTCCAGATGGTTACTATCCAACCTTGAGAAAAAGAATGTGCTGGAACTTGAATATTTCAAGCATCCAAAATATGACAAGCGCATAGTCATCGAAAACTGGTGGCGGTGGGCGACCTTTGAGTGTGAAAGCAACGAGGCTCCAGACATCGATCTGGCCAATGAGGATCCAGATGGGTTCTATGTCTATGAAACGGATTACGATTTCTCCACGGTAGGTATGGACGATGGTGTATCGTTGGAGATCATCTGGCCAGATGATATGCCGGAGGAAGAGCGCGAACATCTCCAAGAAGTTTTCGATGAGGATGGCTGGGACGGATGGATGGATCTTGGTATCGAGTCGGTTGATTCTGAGGTGATCGTATTTGGTCCTCTTAGCCTTGAGAAGGATAATGGTGAATGATCCCTGCCGGTCTCATCAATCGTGGGAATATCATTCCGCTGATGTCTGTCGCGACCCTCACGTCTTACGGCGCGATATCCCTGTTAGAAAAGGTGGTAACCCCTGGTCTGACATGGACATATGTCTTGGCCGTGGGTGTCACGACATGGGCATGGATGCATCTATATGACTATATCTTTAAGGATATCATCCATACCTCAATCAGAGGTACCTTACAATACCTCATCAACGAAGGTAAGATCAAAGAAAGCGATGTGGATTTAGAAGATGAGTAATCTTAACAGAAAAGGAAATCAAATGAATCGCAGAATTTTTTTACTTAGTGGCATCCCTGCTGGGATGATGTGTGTATTCACTGGTACGAATACAAAGGCACAAACTATCAGTGTGACTGGTGCAGGTGCAACATTTCCAGCACCTCTATATTATGCATGGGCCAGTGAATTTCAAAAAGCTACTGGAATCCAAATTAATTATCAATCAATCGGATCAGGCGCAGGCATCAATCAGATTCGTGCGCGTACAGTAGTATTTGGTGCTACGGACTCCCCTCTGGACAATCCAGGTGACATGTATCAATTTCCTACAGTTAGTGGTAGGGTTGTATCTGTCTATAATCTTCCAGGTATTACCGATCTTAAATTGTCAATGCCGGTAATTGTTAAGATTTATCAGGGTCAGATTACTATGTGGAATGATCCTGCTATTATAGAATTGAATCCTGGTAAGAATATACCTCGATTGGCAATCATTCCAATCTATCGTGCTGATGGATCGGGAACTACCTTTATCTGGACTAAGGGTATGAAAGAAGGTAGCAATGGCCTTTGGAATGATGTAGGTACTTCGGTGAAATGGCCAACGGGTCAAGGTGCCAGAGGTAATGAAGGTATCGCTACCACAGTTCAGCGTACACGAGGTGCTATTGGTTATGTTGAATATATCTATTCTAAAACCAATAACATTCCCTTTGCTACTGGATTTGAACCACCTGCAGGAAGAACTTATATTCTATTACCTAAAGAACCGCGCGATAGACAAGCCCATGATATCGCTGTAAAGTTTTTTGAATGGGCATTGACTCATGGTCGCAATATCGCAGAGTCTATGCATTATTATAATATTCCCACAGAAGAAGCTGCGAAAATCATTCAGGAGCTAAAGGCCATTTGACAATGAGCGAATATTTGGAATTGAACGGCGACATTTTGCATGACCAATTACGTCAATCGGTATTGATAGTGTCGTTTGACAAGCTGAACGGTGATCGGCGCGATATGACCTGCACGCTGGATCGCAAGTATTTGCCTATTGATCAGCAAGCCGATGCAGTGGTCGCGAAGCCTAATAAGGCTTCTTTGGCTGTGTGGGATCTAAATGCAAATGCGTGGCGTAGCTTTCGTCTAGATAGGGTCATCAACATTCAAGAGGTGAGTTATCCATGACTAAGCTAAATGTGACAGGTCTCAAGGAAAAGTCTAAAAGCCTTGGACCTGGTCCAGATGGCACCTACGCGCACATCGGTGCGCGCGGAGGCACAGAGATGATGATGGAGGGCCTTCGCAAGCATGTGCCGAAGGAGCTGCTCGATGGGTTCAATGTGATATGCTCTAGGGTGACAGGTCAAGTCGACGTATCAAACAAGCCCATTCTATGGCTGCATGACACTTGGGATGATCCTGAGTCTGAGCACCTCAAGAATGAGAAGTCCCGCAGTAAGTTCCGAAAGCTGGTGTTCGTGTCCAACTATCAGCAGGCTACCTACAACGTAGGGCTCGGCGTGCCTCATGCAGAAGGTGTGGTGCTACAGAATGCCATTGAACCTATCCTTGGGACAGAGAAGCCTCAAGGCACCATTCGCCTGATCTATCACACGACTCCGCATCGAGGCCTTGAGCTGTTGGTGCCCGTGTGCGAGTTCTTGGCCTCTGAGGGCTTTGACTTCCACCTAGACGTATACAGCTCCTTTGCCATCTATGGTTGGAGCCAGCGCGATGAGCCTTACAAGGATCTATTTCAGCGCATCACTCGACATCCGAATATGACCTACCACGGATACCAGCCGAACGAGGTTGTGCGCGAGGCGCTGAAGAAGGCTCACATCTATGCATATCCGAACATCTGGCCAGAGACTAGCGCAATCAGCGTGATCGAGGCCATGAGCGCAGGATGCCTGGTGGTATGCCCGAATTATGCGGCGCTACCAGAGACGACTGCCAACTTCGCCGCGATGTACCCATTCACAGAGGATGCCAATGCACATGCAAATCGTCACGCATCTGTGCTGGCTGAGGTGATGTCTACCTATTGGGATGATGGTAACCAGAACAAGCTGCGTTTCCAAAAGACCTACGTGGATAACTTCTATTCTTGGCGCACACGTGGTCGCCAGTGGGAGAGGTTCCTCGAAAGCCTGAAATAGCCCTGTCGGAATGACTCTAAACCCTGTAGAATGGTGATATGAGAAAACTCAAAGCGCCGATCTCCGAAGCCAAATACATCGGAGAAGAACCATCATGGGATGGAGTCACACCAGACTCCAGCCGCATAATCTATGCATATAACTGGTATCGGGCTGTGCTCGATCCCAAGATGTCGCGCCTTGTCCTAGGTGATTACATGAAGTCTGTGGGTCATCCGCAAGCTGACATCGACGTCCTCGATCATGTCGAAGATATGCGCTTCGAGATTAATACGTTACCTGCATTGGGTCGCATGGTGATGCGCGGCCTTCAACCTAATGAGCAGCAGATCATCAGGTTGATGCTGGAATTAGAACAGCTCATCAAATATGGATATGAACGTAAGGCTGAGAAGGATGCGGCGCGGAGACCGAAGCCAAAGGTGCAGCCGCTCGTGCAATCGGATCCAGTCGGCGATGCGATATCCAAGGTCGAGTATTCAATCGACCAGGGCGAGCTGATCGATGTCAGCAAGGTGCTCCGCGATTATGCGCCGAAACCATCTGATCTAACCAGTGATATCGATAGGTATGGGCGACTAATCGAAGAGGTCAAGCACGCGCTTGACCGCACGGACATGGAATGCGTGGAGTGCTATCGCAGCTATTCAAAGAGGCAGCTACGTGAGATGCTGGCTCGCTATGCTGGTGTGCTCCAGGCCATCAACTTGTATTGTTCATCCAACATCAAGGCTCCGACCCCTCGCAAGGTGAAGCCAAAGACCCCGGCCAAGTTGGTCGCGAAGCTTCGGTTCCTCGATAGGCATGATGAGCTTGGCCTCGTGAGCATCGACCCGAAGGACATCGTCGGCGCATCTGAGGTGATCCTCTATAACGTGGCGCGCAGGTACGTGCAGCGATATGTGGCTCCTCTCGGCTCAAAGTTGTCTGTGCGGCGTAGCACCATTGATGGCTACGATCCGCAGCTATCGAGCAAGAAAAAGCTAAGGAAGCCAGAGGTCGACCTGCCTAGGTTCTTGTCTGGCGGCGGTAAGAGCGTGCCAAAGACCTACGAGGCAGTCAAGGCGAAGGCACAGGAGGTCAACGGCACGGTGAACGCGCAGACTATCATCCTGCGCGCTGTCAAGTAGCCATTGACATGGAGCCAGCTTCCTGGTACAATAGATAGTACATGGATAAAGGCCGAGACAATGATATTGGTTGACTTAAACCAGGTCATGATCAGTAATCTGATGATGCATCTGGTGCATAACAAACAAGTGGTGGACGAGGATCTTGTCCGCCACATGGTGCTTAATAGCTTGCGTGGCTATAAGCAGAAGTTCTCGCACGAGTTCGGTGAACTCGTCATCTGCTGTGATGACAAGCGTTACTGGCGCCGTGAGGTGTTCCCTCATTACAAGGCAAACCGCAAGAAGGATCGCGAGGCTTCTGGTATCGACTGGTCGACGCTGTTCGATACGATGGCCAAGATCAAGGAGGAGCTGCGCGAGCACATGCCTTACAAGGTTGTGCAGGTTGCGCGGGCCGAGGCCGATGACGTGATTGCATCACTTTGTCACAAGTATGGTCGGTTCGTCAACGGCGGCGATAGCGAGAAGATACTTGTGCTGTCAGGCGACAAGGACTTCGCACAGCTACAGAAGTACGCGAACGTCCATCAGTATGCGCCGATCCAGAAGAAGATGCTGCCCATCGACAACCCAGAGCGATTCCGGCGCGAGCACATCATGGTCGGTGACCGCGGCGACGGTGTGCCTAACTTCCTCACCGAGGATGATGCGCTAGTCGCAGGACGTCGCCAGCGCCCATTGTCTCGTAAGAAGATCGAGGAGTGGTGTAGCATGGAGCCCGAGCAGTTCTGTGACGATGCGATGCTGCGTGGCTACAAGCGCAATCAGATGATGGTTGACCTTGACCTGGTGCCACAAGATATACAGCAGGCGTGCATTGAAACCTATGAGCAGTTCATACCAGCATCACGTTCGGCCATGATGCCTTATTTCATGGCGAAGCGTCTGCGACAGTTGACAGAATCAATCAGCGACTTTTAAGGAGGATACAAGTGGCAATCAAGAGCCTCGCTCAGGTGGTGAGCGAGATTGAGAAAGAAAAGACCAAGGCTGGTCAGGTCAAGGTGATGCAGGAGAACGATAGCAAGGCTCTCCGCATGGTGTTCGAGTTCACCTTTGACCCTATGCTACAGTGGCTCGTGCCTGACAGCGAGCCGCCGTATCGTCCCGCGGCCGATACGATCGATCAGGAAGGTCGCCTCTATTCAGAGATCGACAAGCTGGTATATTTCACCAACACTCCTGACGGCTTGAACGTGAAGCCGATGAAGCGCGAGCAGCTTTTCATTCAGCTCCTTGAGACAGTGTCGCCTGATGACGCAAAGCTGCTGATGCGTATGCGTCGCAAGGAGCTAAAGGTCATGGTCGGTGCAATCAAGGAAGCCTACCCGAAGATAACCGGGCATTGGAAATGAACAGAGAAGTTGCTCTGGTCGTAGGCAATGGTACTTCGCGAAAGTATGTTGACTTGAGGATGTTGGTATCATCGCTAGGTGACGAGCGACCAGTGATCTACGGTTGCAATACAATCTATCGAGAGTTCCATCCGACCTATGATTTACCAGACTATGTGGTGGCCATTGATGATGGTGCGATAGCTGAGATTGAATCCAGCGATTTCCCGTCGTCGCGCGTGATCATTCCGACTGAGGATGAGCGATGGGAGCCAGAGGAGATGCATGGTGATGGGTTGCGCCCTAGGTCGAACGCAGGCATGTGCGCTATGGTCGAGGCCATTCGACGCGGCGCAAAGACTCTGCTGTGCATCGGCTTCGACTCCTTCTTGCAGGATGCACAGCAGTCTGTGAGCAATCTATTCGACGGCACCAATAACTATGGCCCAGAGACTCGCGCTAGCGTATATGACAATCCAAACCGAGTGAGATTTATGGCTTGGTTTGCACGCAAGAACCGCGAGGTGGATTTCATATTCGTGTATCCTGATGGAATGAATGCTGTACCCATTGGGCAACCTAATACATACCAAGTGACATATGAGGAGCTAACAGAGTTAGCATGAGAGTACATGTGAGAGGACAGATGGGTGTCCAGCTGATGCAGGCATTCGTCGGCATCGGTCGCCTGGCAGATGATGAGAAGCCTATTCTCGTCGTGAATAGTGGTGGCGATGTGCCAGGCGCAAAGACGTCTCAGCTTCATTTCGTTACAGATCCGCAATGCGAGGTGCGCGAGGATCACGAAGGCATCCGTAAGACGCCGTATTGGTATCAAGGCGCGGCGCGTGCAGCATTCCTCGGTAGGAACCGCACGTTGCGCTGGCTTCCGCTGCGTGATCATGAATATGGTCAATTGCATGGAAACGCCGTGATCGTACATGCACGAGGTGGTGATAAGTCTGTGGCTAGCGTCGACACTTACCGCAAGCTGGTTGACCTGGCAAAGGAACGTCACCCAGATCATAAGGTATATGTCCTATCCGATAGCCGAGACCTGCTCGATGCGCTAGTGTCGCCCAAGGATGACATCGCTGGCGACGTAGATGAGGATTGGTTCACGATCCTTGAAGCTGACCATGTATATGCTGCCCCATCAGGCTTCGTGATGAGCACACTGCTATTCAACCCGCAGAAGAAGGTGACGTTCATCGGGCCCAGCTGGTGCGACGGTAGCTACCCAGCTGTGGCCGATGACTTCACTTTCATCGAAGAGGCAAGAGAGTTCTGCCCAAACCTGGAGGTTCTCGGATGAGGATCGGTCGCTACGACGTCTGGAACGAATACGACGCAGTCGCACCCATCGTCGGCGTCCATAGCGATGCGATGAAGCTGGCTCACGCATCTGCGATGGCTAATCATATGACGCAGTGTTGGAATATTGCGAAAGAATCATTGATGGCCTTCGGATGCGGTGCTTGGCAGGCTGAGCAGCTCATGTCAAACACGAAAGACATCAGACAGCTAAAAGAATGCGAAGGTCTGGATTCTACTGTTCATGCCCTTCGTGCTTATCTGGGTCGTAGCGCACATAGGTGTCGTCTTAATCTGCGACCAGCACCTAGTCTAGATGCTGAAAGCTGTATTGGCACTGGTATTCATGTATTCCGTGCAGACCAGCTTGGTCTGACGCAAGAACAGCAGGAAGCATTAGAGCGGGAGCTATCATCTCCCGCTGCTGCGCTATCAAAGAATGAGACCAATATGGCTTATGGTCGCCGTTGGTTTGAAAACTGCACAGAACTGTTGAATAAGATCACACCATTCC